CACTCTTGATACTCCATTTACCACCGCTTCACGTTTGGTTATGGTATATGATATTAATTTATTATTACTATCAAAATTAGGTATCTTTAATCTGTTTGGTTCACCTTTATTATTAAATGGGTTTGCAAAGTCAATATCTTCAATAGTTTCAAATGTTTGACCTCCACCCGAAACTTGAGCTCCTGATCTTACAATACCTAAGTATCTCTCATCCTCTTTGTCACCTCTTACAGGTACATTGATTGATAAGTCACATAATGACACTGATGGTCGATTACCTGGTATTCTCATACCATATGTTTTTGCAATGTGAAACAAAGATTTCCTTTGTTGTGCGAAATCCAACATAGTTTCTTGCCATACTCTATCAATATGATAATGAAGGTTATCCCCGATAGCCGCGTTCAAATCCAATAACACCGAAAATATCGATGCGTCGTTTGTGTTCTGAACTAACTCAGGGTAGTACTCTTTACTTAGATTGACAAGTTCTTCTCTTAACCCTGCAAAATCTCTTGTTGAATATGATATTTTCTTCGCCATTTTATAAATTAATTATAACAAAATCTGATGAACTAAACGCACCATTATTAACCGTGTAGTCTATTTTAACTTTCGCCGTGTATGGTTTCGTTGATGAGTCCCCTAACCTAAATAACCTTTCGTCTGTTTCTTCGTCAACAGTAGTTACAGGATCAGTATCGTCTTCAGCAGATTGAACCTTTATTGAATTGATATCTAAGTTTGGTAGATATGTCTTACACCCCTCACGAATTTCCTCCTCAATTAAATTAAAAGTCACAATGTCGTTCTGATCAAATATATATTCATATATTCTCGTACCGAATTCTGGTAAGTAGTATCTACTTCCTTTCTTTGTCAAAATGAGATGTATAAGGTTAGCCCTTACCTCCTTTTCAGGTGAGGTGGTTAACTTTAAATAATCTCCTGTTGTACTTTCTCTAAAAGGAAAGTCAATTCCATAGGTTAATGCCATACTAATAAATATAAACATTACTAAAATGGTGTTAAATAAAAAACCCCCATTTAAGGAGGTTTTTAAAAAAATAAATAAAATATGATTCTAAGAACCACATCCTTCACAATCAAATGGTGAATCATCGGGTCTGATATCCTGATTAGTTACCATTTTTAACTCTTTATTTTCACTTAAAAGTGAATTAGAAGTCGGTATAGGGTTGTTTTCAATTACTTCTTTTTGAGGTTCCGTATTCACATCAGGTGTTTTCTTCTTAGATGTGTTTACTCCTAAACCTTTAAGTGGGTCAACCGCCGACCTTGTTCTTAAGTAGTACATACCTGTTTTTAAACCTAACTTCCACCCATGTAGGTGTGCCGCTAATAGTTTTGCTTTGGTTGCATTACTAATGAAAAGGTTGAGTGATTGTGACTGATCAATAAATACTGACCTATTAGCCGCCATATTGAGGAGTCTCTTTTGTGACATTTCCCATACGGTTTTAAAGACTTCTTTAATTTCTGTTGGAATTTCAGGTATGTTTTGTACTGACCCGTTTTCCATAATTAATTTATCCTTAATATCATCACCCCATAAACCAACCGACATTAGTTCATTAACTAAATGTTTGTTTATAACAATGAATTCACCACCTAATGTCCTTCTCGAGTATAAATTCGTAGTGAACGGTTCAAATGCTTCATTATTGTTAAGGATCTGTGCGGTAGACGCGGTTGGCATCGGTGCAACTAATAAGGAATTCCTCACACCGAATTTAATCACTTCTTTTCTAAGTGATGACCAGTCCCATCTACCAGATAGATCTTTATCTTTTAATCCCCACATTTGGTATTGGAAAATACCTTTCTCAATTGGTGATTCACTTATTGATTCATATGGTCCGTGAACTTCAGCAAGATCTTTAGAAGATGTCATTGCCGCAAAATATAAAGTTTCAAAGATGTCAGTCTGTAGTGTGTCTCCCTCTTCAGATTCAAAAGGTATTTTTAACATACAAAACACATCTGCCAAACCTTGAACACCAAGACCCACAGGTCTGTGACGCATATTAGATTTTTCAGTTTCCTTTGTTGGGTAGAAATTTAAATTGATTACATTATTTAAATTTTTAACTACTTGGTAAACATATTCATATAATAACTTATGACTGAACTCCCCATCAATAATATACTTAGGTAATGCTATAGATGCTAAGTTACACACCGCCTGTTCGTCAGGTGATGAGTATTCAATAATCTCAGTACAAAGGTTAGAAGACTTAATAGTCCCTAAATTTTGTTGATTTGATTTGTAATTTGCAGGATCTTTATATAACATGTATGGAGTACCTGTCTCAATCTGTGCAGTTAAGATAGCGTCCATTAATTTTCTTGCTTTTAAGACTCTACGACCTTTACCTTCACTTTCATACTTTTCGTACAATTCTGTAAAGTTTTTATTATCAGGTGAGTCATAAACATCAGAAAGACCAGGTGCTTCATCAGGTGAAAATAGTGTCCAATCACCATCTTCTTGTACTCTTTGCATAAATAAATCAGGTGTCCACATTGCAAGAAATAAATCTCTTGCTCTCATTTCTTCTTTACCGTGGTTTTTTCTTAGGTCAATGAATTCAAAGACATCTGCATGCCATGGTTCAAGATACACAGCAAAAGAACCTTTTCTTTTACCACCTTGATTAATCCATCGTGCAACTTCGTTATACGTTTTCATCATAGGGAGTAAACCGTCAGATTCACCACCAGTTCCTTTAATATAAGAACCCTTTGCTCTTACATCATGAACATGTAGTCCAATACCACCAGCCCACTTAGATATATTTGCAACATCTTGAATAGTATTAAATAAACCATTAATATCATCACCTTTATTTCCAATTAGGAAACATGAGGACATTTGTGGTCTACGGGTACCCGCATTGAACAACGTTGGTGTTGCGTGAGTGTAGAAGTGTTGTGACAAGTCATCGTAAATTCTTAGACCCATTTCAATATCACCATCACAAATACCCATTGCAACTCTCATATACAAATATTGAGGTCTCTCAACTATACGTTCACCGATTTTAAGTAAATAAGATCTTTCTAAAGTCTTAAATCCAAAGAAATCAAAATCAAAATCTCTTTCCTGTACAATTGCACCGTCAATAACCGCTCTATTCTTTTTAACGAAATCAAATAATTCGTCAGAAATTAAAGAAGATTCAGTACCTGTTCGAGGTTCAATAAAAGAATATAACTCCTTAATTGATTGTGAAAACTTCTTTGGTGTTGTTTTATGTAGGTTAGTAACCGCTAAACGTCCCGCTAATTTTGCATAGTCAGGGTGGGTAGTTGTCATTGACGCAGCTGTCTCAGCAGCTAACGTATCTAACTCCGTTGATGATATTCCATCGTATATACCCTGTGTAACTTTTAGGGTGATGTACGTTGGATCAACATAATCTAAATTTAAATCAGAACACAAAGAGGAAATTCTCCTTGTGATCTTATCATATCTCATTTCCTCTAAGGAACCATCTCTTTTTTTAACTTTCATCTTTTGTATATTTTAAAAATCCATTTCACCAAACGCAGAATCTAAATCCTCATCTCCTTCGGTATTAACTCCCGCCTTTTGGTATTCAGCGACTCTCTTTTCAAAGAAATTGGTTTTTCCTTGTAATGCAATGTTTTGCATAAAATCAAATGGGTTCTCAGTGTTAAATTTCTTTTCAATGTTTAAAGAATCCAATAATCTATCAGTAACAAATTCTAAATATTGTTCCATTAAATCTGAGTTCATACCAATTAATCTAACTGGTAATGCTTCAAGAATAAATTCTTTCTCAATTTCTAATGCAGAAAGGATAATTTCCTCAATTCTTCCTTCTGGTAATTTATTTTCAATGTGTTCATTGTACAGATGACATGCAAAATCACAGTGAAGACCTTCGTCTCTTGAAATAAGTTCATTAGAAAAGGTTAAACCTGGCATTAAACCACGTTTCTTTAACCAAAAAATTGAACAGAATGAACCTGAAAAGAAAATACCTTCAACCGCAGCAAACGCAATAAGACGTTCTGCAAATGACTCGGAATCGATCCATTTAAGTGCCCACTCCGCCTTCTTTTGAATTGCTGGAATAGTTTCAATGGCATTAAATAATCTATCTTGTTCTTCAGTATCTTTAATAAGAGAATCAATTAACAATGAATATGTTTCTGAGTGAATATTTTCCATTGCAATTTGAAAACCATAGAAGAACTTCGCTTCGGTGTATTGTACATCATTAATAAAGTTCTCAGCGAGATTTTCGTTAACGATACCATCAGACGCCGCAAAAAACGCCAATACGTGTTTTACGAAATGTCTTTCATCGTCGTTTAATTTATTGGCCCAATCA